TCTGGAACGATTGCAGCAGCTAGGGTTCCAACACTTAACCAAGACACTACTGGTTCAGCAGCGACATTAACAACAGCTAGAACGATTGCTGGAACTTCTTTTGATGGATCGGCTAATATTGATATTTCTTACGCAAACTTAACAAATAAACTATCTGTTGGTGATGGAGGGTTAACTCAAAACAATTTCACAAATGCACTAAAATCAAAACTTGATGGAATTGCTTCTGGTGCTACTAATGTCACTAACAATAATCAGCTTACAAACGGTGCTGGTTATATTACTGCAACTCTTACTAACGAACAAGTCCAAGACATTGTTGGCGGTATGGTTTCTAGCAATACTGAATCTGGTATTACTGTCACATATCAAGATGGAGATGGCACATTAGACTTTTCTGTTGCCTCTCAGACCGATAATAATTTTACTAACGCAGATCACAGTAAATTAGATGGTATTGAGGCTGGTGCAACTGCTGACCAATCAGCTTCAGAAATTAAAACTGCTTATGAATCTAATAGCAACACAAATGCCTTTACTGATGCACTTTTATCAAAATTAAATGGCATAGCTGCTTCAGCAACTAACGTCACCAACAATAACCAACTAACAAATGGAGCAGGGTATATAACCGCAACCCTAACTAATGAACAAGTTCAGGATATAGTAGGCGGTATGCTTTCTGGTAACACAGAATCAGGGATAACAGTAACGTACCAAGATGGCGATGGAACAATAGATTTTTCTGTAGCTTCGCAAACTGATAATAACTTTACCAATGCAGATCACAGCAAATTAGACGGAATAGAATCAGGTGCAACCGCAGACCAAACTGCTTCCGAAATAAGAGCTTTGGTTGAAAGTGCTAGTGATAGCAATGTATTTACAGATGCAGACCATTCCAAGTTAAACGGTATTGCTGCTGGTGCAACTAACGTAAGTAATAACAACCAACTTACAAATGGTGCTGGCTACGTCACTTCATCTGTTATTAACTCTTTAAATGCAAGTAATCTATCTTCTGGAACGATACCTGATGCAAGATTCCCCTCAACACTTCCAGCAGTTGATGGATCAAACCTTACTGGCATATCGGCTGGAGCAACTGGAGGGGGGAGCGATGAATGCTTCTACGAGAATGACCAAACTGTAACTACGAACTATACTATAACTAACGGCAAGAACGCTATGGCTGC